CAGATGAATTCCCTATTACAAATGCTTTTATGGATGACCTATTTGATATTATGGGCGGCTTAGGAGAAGAAGAAGCAGAAGAAGTCAATAAGGTATTAGGACACTTCGGTGAGAACACACAAGACCCAATGGCAGGTTTTGAAAACTGGGTTAACAAACTTGGTGAAGAATCTCCATTAACAATGGCTGATGATGAAGAAAAGTCAGATTTAGTTAAAAAGTTAAATGAACTGATAGGCCAAGAATTTTCAGCAGGCGTGGATGGCACTAATGCAATAACGAGTTTAGAAGGCATTATTGAAGATCCTAAACTAGAACAAGATATCAAGAAAAAGGCAACCGAAGATGCTAACGCAGACATTCGTCCGTTGGTCAAGGCTTGGGTTGAAGAAAATGCACCCGATGTTCTTGACCAATTGGATTTTGGCGATATGGCGGATGAGCCAGCAGTTGGTGCTGATGATGTTGAGCCACAACAGGAAGAGGATGCTAACAACGAAGGCCTAGGAGACATGTTTAAGAAAGATCCTACGCTTGGCATGAACAAATATGGACTTGCAGCAATACACAAGGACGGAAAATTCTTCAGCATTAAGGATAAAAAAATTACGGGTGAGTTTGATTCACTTGATGAACTTAAAAAGCATCAGGAAGAATTATTAAACAACGAAGACAGTGTAAGTGAAGGCGGAAATGCTTGGGACTTGGCTGTAACAACAGGAATGGAAATTATTCAAGATTCAAACGATGAAGACGAAGCAATTAAAAGACTTGAAGATGAAATTACAGGCAGTAACGAACCCGATGAATCATATGCAGATATGGTAATTAAGGACTACATTGAAAGAATCAAAAAAGAAGGATTTGATAAAGTCAGACATGATATGGATGCACAAGACTTTATGGGTGATCCAGTTGATTTAGAAATGGAAGGTAATGAATTTAGTAAAAAGGTTCAGGATCTTAAGGCACAGGGTGCTAAGAAAGGCACTAAGTTTAAGACTTCAGACGGTGAGGAACACACACTAGAAGGATTGGCAGAATTTATCAATTCATTCTACGACAAGAACACAGGAACTTTTCCTAAAGGACCAGAAGGCGTTTGCACAATGGTAGGCAAGAAGTTTGGAGAACAGGCTGAACAGGTTGCTCGCAAGTTTGTGGAAAGAATGGCTCCAGAACAGGAACAGGGTGCTGAAGATCTAGAAGAACTAGAGCGCATTAAATCACTTGTTAACTTTTAATGATTTTACGTATTGATCTTTTACGTAAAGATGTTTAAATAGTATAGTAGACTCAAGCGGGACTTGTTATGCAGTCTCTCCCGTGATCTGTTTACATAATTTTAATCTAATAAGGAGAAACATTATGTGGACAAAACCTACAGCAGAAGAAATGCGTTTTGGTTTCGAAGTTACAATGTATGTGATGAACAAGTAGATTACATGCAGCGTCTTTTGGAAACACAAGACTGCGAATAACGAAAGGATCTTCGGATCCTTTCTTTTTGGTTATATAAAATCAGAAAAAGTTAAAAATTCTGTTGACAAGATAAATAACATTGCATATAATGTAACGTATGCATTAGGCATAAATGACATTTTTTATTAGGCAAACAAAGGAGGCTACAAAATGGCATCATTAGCAGAAATCCGCGCAAAACTAGCGGAACAACAAAATCGCTCAACTGGTAATTCTACTGGTGGCGGAGACAACGCAATTTACCCACATTGGAATATGCAAGAAGGCAAGGAAGCGGTAGTCCGTTTCTTACCAGACGGTAACAGTGATAACACATTCTTTTGGGTAGAACGTGCAATGATCAAATTACCTTTCGCAGGTATTAAAGGCGAATCAGACAACCGTAACGTAATTGTTCAAGTTCCATGCGTGGAAATGTATAATGACGGAACACCGTGTCCAATTCTTTCAGAAGTTCGTCCTTGGTTCAAAGATAAATCATTAGAAGACATGGGTCGTAAGTATTGGAAGAAGCGTTCATACATCTTCCAAGGTTTCGTTTCAGATGATCCTCTAAATGAAGATTCTAAACCAGAAAATCCAATTAGACGCTTTATCATTGGTCCACAAATTTTCCAAATCATTAAGGGTGCATTAATGGATCCTGAATTGGAAGAATTGCCAACAGACTATATGAAGGGTGTTGATTTCCGTATTAAGAAAACATCCAAAGGTGGATATGCTGACTATTCAACTTCACAGTGGTCACGTAGAGAACGTGCTTTAACTGATGAGGAAAAAGCAGCAATTGATACTCACGGACTGTTTAATCTAAACGACTTCCTACCTAAGAAACCAACTGAAGTTGAACTACAGGTAATGAAAGAAATGTTCGAAGCATCTGTTGATGGCGAGGCATATGATATGGACAAGTGGGGTCAATACTTTAAGCCAGCAGGCATGGGCCAGGCTACGGGTGATCCTAACAAATCTACATCAACTGCGGCACCAGCGACTGCGGCACCAGCGACTGCGGCACCAGCGGCTCCAGTAACTGAAACTGCAACAACTGAAGCGGCACCAGCAGCAACTGAAGCACCGGCGGAAAGTTCCGATAGTGCAAACAGAGCTCAGGACATTCTTGCAATGATCCGTAACAGACAACAGCAGTAAACGAGTTTGTGTGTGAGTTCCGGCAAAAACCTCCATTCGGTAATCAGCGAGGTCTCACACACTTCTTAACAAAGGAAAGGATATTATGGCAAAAGCATTTGACGTAACTAAATTTAGAAAGAGTCTGACAAAGAGCATTGACGGACTAGGTATTGGATTTAATGATCCTACTGATTGGATTTCAACAGGAAACTATGCTCTAAACTATTTGATCAGCGGCGACTTCCATAAGGGTGTTCCACTAGGAAAAGTAACTGTATTAGCAGGTGAATCTGGTGCGGGTAAATCCTATATTGCAGCAGGTAACATTGTGAAAGCAGCACAGGAACAAGGCATTTTTGTAGTCCTTGTTGACTCGGAGAACGCACTTGACGAAGCATGGCTACATGCATTGGACGTTGATACGAGTGAAGAAAAATTACTTAAACTAAACATGAGCATGATTGACGATGTTGCGAAAACGGTATCAGAATTCATGAAAGAATACAGGGACATGGCTGAAGAAGACCGTCCTAAGGTATTATTTGTCATCGATTCGTTGGGTATGTTATTAACACCCACAGACGTTGACCAGTTTGGTAAGGGTGATTTGAAAGGTGACATGGGTAGAAAACCCAAGGCACTAACAGCACTTGTAAGAAACTGTGTCAATATGTTTGGTAGTTATAATGTTGGATTGGTAGCAACCAATCACACATACGCATCACAGGATATGTTTGATCCAGATGATAAGATTTCAGGTGGTCAAGGATTTATCTATGCATCTTCAATTGTTGTTGCAATGCGTAAATTAAAACTAAAAGAAGATGAAGATGGTAACAAGGTAACTGATGTGCGTGGTATTCGTGCAGCCTGTAAGGTTATGAAAACACGTTACGCAAAACCATTTGAAGCAGTTCAAGTTAAAATTCCATATGAAACTGGCATGGATCCATACAGTGGACTAGTTGATCTTTTCGAAGCGAAAGGATTAATCAAGAAAGATGGAAATAGACTTAAATACACTGACCTCAACGGCGAAGTGCATTTAGAATACAGAAAAAACTGGACTGGCGAAAAATTAGACATGGTTATGAAAGACCTTGCTGATAAACCCGCTATTGCAGATGAAGCCGAAGAGGAAAAAGAAGTAGAATCTGTTAATGGAGAGTAAGGGTATGAATCAAGATTTGCTCGCTGATATTTGGAATGTCATGAGTGAACACATTCCTGAAAAGGATAAAGAAGGTGTAGCACAGGAATACATTACAACACTATTGGACTATGGTGTGAATGAAAGTGTGCTAGAAGGCATGTTGGGAATAGACACGTATCTGGACGGTGCAATCGAATACGCAATAAGCGATGAGCCAACAGATGACGAGGACGAAGATTGGGGTTAATATGATTAATTGGTATGATAAGGTATCCAAGGATATTTCAACAATACCCGATGCTGTAAAGTATTACGAGGATCAACTGATTCTTGCAAAACAGGAAACAGCAATATCTGGTAGAATTGAAAAGGCTGCCGCAATGATGCCAGCAAACGTAGAAACTCGATTTGGCCAACTACAAGAAATTGAAGCCATTCTTGAATATCTAAACATCGAACTTCGTCGACTGCGTGCTTCTCACTTTAGAAAATATGTTGAAAGTTATCAAAGACAACTAAGTTCTAGAGATGCAGAGAAGTTTGTGGACGGCGAAGCCGATGTTGTAGATTTTGAAAAAATCATAAATGAGTTTGCACTGTTAAGAAACAAATGGTTAGGAATAATCAAGGGACTTGATATCAAACAGTGGCAACTATCAAATATCGTAAAACTAAGAACAGCAGGATTGGATGACGCAACTCTTTAGAGTTTGCCGTCTTTTCTTAACTGTTCTCTAATCTTTGTAGCACTAATGTTGTGAATTTCCTCACCTAACTCGTGCTGTGTGAATGTATAACCCACACCACGACCATAACTTATATCAACAATGTTAGGAACTTTCATAATGATATAATCTTCATTTTCACGAAAGTTTTCCTTCCACAGTGCATCAATGATATTGTTCCTTACTTGATCCCAATGAAATGGATTATCATCTTGATTTGCAGTTCTTCCTGCGCCGGCATCTTGTCCTACTATGCCGCCCACATCGCGAACCATAATTACTACCTGTCCAGTTTCAGCAAATGCTTTCTTAAACAATGCTGTATGGCCTGGGTGCCACGGCTGCCATCTACCTAACATCTCCGTAGTTGGCTTCTTCCAGTCAAACATGTTTACCTCTTTATGTATTTTTCAATAACTTTTACTAGTTGTTCATGTGTATCGTTAAACCATTCTGACACATGATAGTCATATTGGCCTTTTTCTAAAGGAACAAACATTTTATTTGTATCCTCAAATCTGCCTTCCTTAATCGTGTCCATCCAGACAACATAGTCTGCACTAAACTCGTTACGTGCCTGTGGTGTTGGAGCAACAAAGTCTGCCACACAAATCTTGCCAGCCTTGACAATTCCATCTGCTAGATAACGCATTCTTTGTGCTTGCCTTATTCTGCCTTCGGGACTAAAATCCCAATCATCATATTCGGTTCTAACGGCGTCAGCATTGATCCATACTGCACCAATAAGTTTGCTAAAAGGTTCTGCCAGTGTAGTCTTACCACTCCCGGGTAACCCACATATAAGAATTTTCATAGTTATTCCTTTGTCACTTCTATATTTACCAAATTAACTGCGCATAAATATAAAGGAGGAACACACATGACTATAAGCAAAGAATACCAAGACGCATTAAAAGAAATGCACGGAAGATCACAAAAATGGGGAGTTAGAGTAGAGATACCCGAAAAAGTAAAATGGTGCATTGAAAATTATCCAATCAAGTCAATACTAGATTTTGGTTGCGGAAAAGGAGCGGTAGTTGAAGAACTCAAAAGACAATATCCTCATTTAGAAGTCCACGGTTACGATCCTGCATTTAATGATGTCCTCCCTGAAAAAGTAGATATGATCATGAGCACAGATGTGCTAGAACACATAGAACCTCATGAATTAGATAATACTATTAATGATTTAAGATCGCGAACAAATATACTTCAATATCATTTAATTGCGTGTCATTTAGCAAAAAAATTATTACCGGATGGAAGAAATGCACACTTAATTATTGAAACTCCAGATTGGTGGCAACGAAAATTAGGTGAATGGGAATGGAATTTTGTTCACGAAGATATTATTTCATATATGAAGCACAGAAAAAAAGGAAATCGTCCTTTAGCGGTAACAAAATACGAAGCAGTCATGGTAATGTAACTATGCTAAAAAATTTTGTTGAAAACAAAATTATAGGCTTAGTCGGTAATGCTTCTTTAATTTTAGAAAAAAATTATTCAACGCATATTGATGATAACGATACAGTATTAAGATTTAATAGAGGAATTCCAACTCATCCATACCAAGGTAAAAAATTTGATATATTGTGCTGTTCAGGAAAGCCAATTATTGAAGATTTGTTAGACCAAATACCACCCAACGTTATAATACTCTACGGTAAAGATTTACAAAACAAATATCTACAACAGTTAAGAGAAAAATTAAATTTAGTTACAAAGAAACAAAAAGCGTCTACAGGCTTATTATTTTTAACACATGTAATTTCTTTAAAACCAAAACAAATTAATTTATACGGTTTTGATTGGAACAAAACAAAAACATACTACGAAGAAGAATATCGTAAACGAACTGATCTAGTATGGACTTCTCATATCTATGATAACGAAGAAAGATTAATTAGAGATGAATACTGTAAAAAATATAACATTAGGATATTTGAATGAAATGTTTTATCATCAGTTTGCCTAAATCAGGAACATACCTTTTGAGTAATTTAATTTCTCAGTTTGGTTTAGAAGAATCATTATTACACATAGGAATAAACAAATATCAAAAATATGATCCAAATAACTTGTCGGCAGGAAGAAAGGATCCCTTAAAGTATACTCATGAACTACCGATAGAAGAATCGATTAACTTAGTAAAAGAAAATCAAATTGTGGTTGGTCACTTACCTTTTAATGAAAACATATACAACATACTTAAACCTTTTAAAAAAATATTATTAACAAGAGATGTGGACGACATAAATCAATCGGCAAAAAGATGGCAATCTCAAACTGGAAGAGGAAATCCAGAAAGGACTAATGTTAAACAAAGAAAAATAGTTGCAATCGGTGAATGGACTAATGCTCAGGATATTTTTAAGATAGAATTCGATCAGATAATTAATAGAAACAAGAAAGTTTTAGATGATTTACAAATGTATCTTTTTGGACAAATTAAATCAGATTCTTTAAAATGTGTCGATGCAGCACTATCATCTAATACACTTACAAAGAGTAATATGAGGAATAAAAATGGAAAATAATCTAATTTATCAATATTCAGACTACGACTCAACAGATACATTGTGGACAAAGTCGTCAAACTCAGTTAGTGCTTATGCTAAATTTTTTACTCACGAATACAAGTTAATTAATGGCGGTGCACCTGATAATAATCGCAACGGTATATTCGTTCCATTTTTAGAAGGCTGGCATGAAAAATACGATTTTGTAACCTATGTGGAATGCGATATTCTTGCAACAGATGTATCCAATAATATCGTAGGCATGTGTGATGATACTGATATCAATGCATGTCATGCAAATTCAGGACTATTGGTAGTAGATAAAATCGAATCAGGACATCCTTACTGGCATCTTGGTCCTGTTGATGACGGTGTTGTTATTATTCCAAGATCAAAATACGAAACATTTATGGAATATGTAAATCACTGTAAGGAGAATGATGCTTTTCCCAAGAATGGAAATGTCATGCAGGATTTCTGTAAATTCCAAAACAAGGGCGTTGCCAATCTTCACTATAAATTCAATTATAGAATGGATCGTTTTGAACCAAAGAAAAAGTTTTGGCAAACATTTATTCACTACAGAAAAAATCACGACCAAATGGAAAAAGATTATTCTCATCCAAAATTTTTGAAGTAATTAACTGGGCATATAAATATTAGTATGAAAACAATAGTTTTAGTAACAAGTGGCTTTGATCCACTACACTCTGG